CTTTGTTTGAAATAGTTTCCTTATATTGATTTTCTGGTTTAAATAAATATGGAGTTCTTGTACATGGTTCTCTATGTACAATTATTCCATGTGGTCCTATTAGACGTACTATAACTTGTCGAAATTTCTTTTTTCGACTATCTGGTATGTCCATTTTGCCAATTAATTCAAACCAGGCTCTGCGAGGTACTTCCCATGGAAGTACATCTGTAGAATTTTTAAAATCTCCTGAATAATAATAATTTGCTTTTGGGAGATTTGGATTTACTCCTCGAAAGGTAGCTGGTGCAATTACATTTAGTGTTTTTATTGCTATTCTACCTAACCAATGAGAAATGGTTCCATGACAGAATTCAGGTATATTTGGAATTCTATGTTTACCACCTCTCTCAGGTAAATCGAGGCAATATAATAATGGTGGTCTTTTTAATTCTAAAATGACCTCCATACAAAAATCATAAATTTCTAATTGGTTCTTTTTCATAAGAACTCTTCTTTTTATGATTTCTGCTTCTTCGAGGAATTGAATTCTTTTATTTTCTACCTCGTAGATTTTATTATATTCTAATTTTTCTGTATCTGTTAATCCGTATGTATCCCCTTCATAAGAATGTTTTATAATTTCTTTTGATAGAGGGTGATATTCTGGAAGTGTTGGTAATCCCAACATATTATACAGGTACATATTCATTTTATCTATACCTCCTTCTGAAATTTTAATTTCAAGACAAGCTGCATTTGATTGTCTTAGGGGTATATGATCTTTTAATTTGAATTTTTGGATGTAGTTTTTATAATGTACTAACCATTCATCTTCTTGAATGAAGTTTGTTCTATCTTCTTGGTATTTTTCTCGAAGATCAGCCTCCAATTCATTACCTATTATTGGGTCCTGAGCTGGAAGTGCTCTACGTAAACTATATCCGATTATATATGCTTCACTTGGCATTATTTTAGGTTTATCAGAAAAGATTGTTTGAATACAATCTTCTGAAAACTCAGATGCCCAAGTTTGAAGTTGTTTTGCATTAAATAATTTAATGCTATTTAATATTTGAGTTGAATTTGGATGGTCCATTATATAAAGACAATATATTATAGTATTATATGCTTGGACTGTTCTAAGATCCCATGGATTGGGTTCATTCATATACTCAAATATAATATTAGTGATTCGTGTATTCCACCTTAATTTGGGGATTACACGTTTATCCTTAAATCGTTCTGGGAAGATTTCTTTTTTCTCTTCTTCCAGAACGTCTTTAAGGCGTAATCCTAATTGTTTTTTTGTTTCTTCTCTGCTAATTGTCTTTGCAGAGAAGAAATTAATGATTGGAGTTGTTTAGGTGTTTTTTTCATAAAATCACCTAAACTATTAGATGGTCCAGATTTCCAATTTGTTGGCTTAATATTTATTTTAGCCAATGCTTGTTTTTTGGACCCTGTAAATTTTCCATCTTCAAAGAATTCTTTGAATTGTGATGGATGAATAGTTTTACCTTGTAATTCAGGTAAATTTTGTTTTATTTTTCCAATCATTTCTCCGAATTTTCGGGTTTTATATGTATTACAAAGTTCCTCCCATTTGGCTGATGTCATTTTTGGAGGGCCTTGTTGATTTTGGTTTTGATTTTGTTT